GTGTATTCTGCCCAATTGTAATCATTTTTTGACAAAGTCTCAACATTAGCTACCCAAGTAGTTTTTTTAAAAATCTGAAAAAATGTGTGCAAGATGCTTGGAATTGTCGTATCATACTTAGCATACAGTGTATTTATATGATTGTCGAATAAATTCTCAACATGCCCACATAATCTGAATTCAGGTTGTGATTTGTTACCTTCAGGCATTGTGCCGTCTAATGAAATTGTTCCTTCTTTTGTATATGTCATGGTAACACCGTGCGAAATGGTTCCGCTAGCTACGTTATATGGATAAGGTAATAAATTCCTAGTGGCCTTGTTCAACACCAATGGAGCTTCAATAGTCCCATTAAGTATCTTACTCGTCGACGTAGAAAAATCAACATTCTCACTAGCCTTCTTATCCACATACGCCTTTATAACTTTATTTTGTACAGGGTTGGTGGATGTCGAGGATAGATCGGTGTCTACTGTGACTGCACTACCCACAATCGACTTCGACCAATATTCTGCATTTGTGGGTAACGTCCCCTTCGGCACAGCTTTTTTTGCTATGAACATTGTGTTATTATATGTTACCTCATCAAGTCTCTTATACTCCGTCTCTGCGCTCCAATCGCCCTTTGGCACAATTGCTACTCTTCCTGCTATAGCCATTCTAAGCCACCTCCCAATTCAAATTTCCGTCATTGTCAACGACAAAGTTATATGCCGAATTGTCCGTATAAACCAACTCCCCATCCTCATTCACATCAAACTCTGCCATTTTGAGTTTTTTGTTAATCTCGCTTTCGATTCCCTGCGCCCGATCTGCGCTGTCCTTGGCGTCTGTAGCAGATTTTGCCGCGTTGGTTTCGGATTCTCCTGCACTTTTGGCAGATGCTACAGCCTTTGCAGATTCAACCTTAATGTCTGCAAGATAATCCGGGCGCAGATGCTTTTCTTGGATACTTCCCTCTTTCACGATTGCGGATACCTTACCGTCACTGCCGATTGCAAATGCGATTGTATCAGAATCGAGAAATTCATACTCTGCAATCAGAGATGATAAGTCCACATTCTGCGTTGTGCCATCATCCAACGTGATAATCAGCTGCTGTTTCTGCGAATCATAAGCAAAGTTTACCGCCAGTTTTTCCAGCTTGGTATCAATCATAGCCTTGGAACCATTCATCTTTACCACAGTCAGCGTACCGTTGGATTCATCCCAAAGGATTTCCTTTACAAGTTCGTTAGCCTTGGTCAAGTCAACTTTCGTGGTGTCGAGTGCGCACACACGATCGTCGATTGCATCAATGCCGCCCTCTATGTTGTTCAGCCTATTTCGATTAATTGCGGTCTTTTCACTTGGAAAATTCTCCCAATATTCGCGGCTATAGATTTTCTGATATGCCATCTGATCACTTCCTTTCTAATGCGGATAGTCTGCGTTCAAAATCGTTACACCTGTTCTGCAGTTTCTGTATCATGGCAGTGTTAAGCGCAATAAACTCTTGATAGCACAATGTATACATATCATTTGCGCCACCATTCTGCTCTAAGAATTTTTCCCATTCCTCATTAGATTCAAAATCTTTTTCGGAGAATACCGCATGTTCCAGTCCGTAAAACTCATTTTCAGATATTCCACAATCCGTCATTGCCTGTTCAACATCCTGTGCAACAAATCCTATGTGCATTTTCTCATCATTTTCTATGAGCCGATATTCCATCGGTTGCAGCAACTCAAAAAATCTTTCAAACCGATCATCCTCTAACAGCTTTCGGAAATCTTTTTTCTTCCTGAGGTCAGACGTTGTTTTCCAACCACCGGAAGAATACCCTCCGGCAAATGGATTGGGGTTAGTTCCACAGTACACAGAACTAGAACTTGGGATTAAATTTCCGTTGTCTGAAATTCGTACATAATCGGATAGTCCAATACCTTGCAAATAATGCGCGGTTGATGCCATTATACACTGCCTTGCACTTTCTGCAGTTGTTGCAGAGTCTGCGGTTGTCGCATGATCAGCCGTACTTGCATGATCCCCTATGGCTTCCCCATTTTGATCTGTTACAGAGTTTAGGTCAATGCGTATGTTTTGCAGCATTGGCCTTCCTCTTGCATCGAGTCCAATAATTACAATGTCATCGCCAAGAGACGTTGCAATAAAATTCAGCGAATCAATGATTGACACTTTTCCATTCCCGTCAAGTTGGAAGTTGTTACTTTCAATTATGAGCCTGTTTCCACGAAGCATAATCTGATCAGCACTTGCATTGATCATTGAAATAACTTGGTCATTCTCATCCCTACCCAGCTTCAATTCCAATAATGCGTCTAATTGCCCTTCCGCTTTTTGTGCTCGCGTGACTTCTGCAGTAATTGCGTCTGCTGTCTGCGTGATATTCGACTTCAATTCTCCCTCAGCATCTGTAGCGCGCTTTACTTCTGTAGCAATACTTTCTGCGGTCTGCTCAAATTTAGAGCTTGTCTGTTTTTCTAAATCCTCATACGTGGATTGAAGATGGTCTGCATTCCTCTCTAACTTTCCGGTACGTCTTTCCACGCTTTCAATCGTATCTCTAATAGAATTAACCTTTGCAGAGTGCGTCTGCGTGCCCTGTGCCGAGATTGAATCTCTCTTGCTTTGCACTCCGGTTAAAGTACGTTGCAATAGATACGTTTCAACAATCTCTCTTGTGGTATTGAACCGGATGGGTTCTCCAAGTGTCAGACATGGATTGCCGACACAAGTGCAACTTTTAATCGGTGTGTATACCGCCTGTTTCATAACCGGCAATAGGTTATTTGCAATCTGTTCAAGTTCCGCTCCGGTCTTGTCTGATACAAGAAAGTTTCCTGTAATCGAATAGTTGTTTCCTGCAGTTCCAACAATAGCACCGGCATTATCCTCGCTTGTCTTGATTTCAAGCTGCGTGATTGCCTTACTTTGGAAGTCCTCGTAATCAAACGTGATGTAGTGTCCGGTCATGGACTCTGTGTTTGCATCAGACGGAAATACGTTGTCTGCCGGGAACAAATCTTCTGCCGGATAAAGTGCGCTTATGATTGCTTTCAGAAAGACATACTCAAACTTGCCCTCTCGGTTGATATTTCCAAAGCATCCGTTAATCTCACAGATTGCCGTTACAACCGTTTTTCCACTGATAGCGGACTCTTCTGTGACTGCGCTTGAATCGTCCGTCTGTGTGGCTACAATCGTCTTATTGACCGTCATGGAATCATTGACAAGGCTTGTTTCAACTTGCGCGATTCCAAGATGTGCAAAGAAGCTATCGCGGAACTGCTTAAGTGTCATTGGAAAACTAAGTCCTGCATACCAAGACTTTACATCCATATTGATAATGTCGTACATAGCGTCATATGCCATAATCTGCCGTTTTGTGCGGTCAGCCGTAGGAACATCGGATGCAACCTTAAAAACTCCGTATGGCATCGAATTTTGGCTATCTCCGTCAATCGTTTCTTCGATAGAGATTGTCTTTCCGATAATGTTTCCTGCGGTGTTTCGCGCCGTGAATTTTACGCAATTCGCTTCGCACGCTCCAAACTTTAATTCAGACTCCGAACAAAGACTTTCTTCAAGCGCAAACGTACCGATTTCAAGCATCGAATTGTCTATTTTCTGATTCGTTCCAACAACAGATATGACCATCTGCTTATCTGTCGCGGAATCCCAATACTTTTCTTTCAAATTGCTATTTATCATATACACCACCTACAAACGAAAATTTGATTGCGTCGTATTTTATCTTCCCATTCGCCACAGAATAGAACGTAGGCTGAATATCAGCGATATATCCGTACTGTGTCACATATCCGCGTTTTTCCGGCACATACGCCGTGATATAGCCGCCGCGCTCCTTTGCCTTGGTATAGTTCTTTTCAATATTCTTCCAAAAATCATCAAACTGCTTTTCGGTCAGCATGGCTTTGGTTTCAAACTCAACCTTTAAGGCTTTCAGTTCCACGGCATCACGATGCTCATATCCGTTTTCATCCGTCCAAGGGTCTTTGTCCTGCATGTTCACATAGGAACTAAACGTGTCCTGCTTTATTAAACTGTTCGGTATGGTATAATTCCCAAACTTTACTAAATATCCGCCATATCCCATCGTTTACCTCCTAAAAATGGGTATAAAAATAGCACCTACCATTTTGGTAGATGCTATCCATTTGATTAAATTTTAAGCTACTACTGATTCCCATTCAGATTTCAGCTTTTCTACATCGTTTTCAAAAAGTTTGCAAGCGATTTCGTACAACTGCGGAATCATTCCCATTTCCCTGTCGATATAATCCATCTTGTTTCTTACTTTTGGTTTGAGTGTACACCCTTCCATCCTTGATTTAAGGTTGCAGTGATATTTCCTTTCAAATTCTCCATAAAGCAACGAATAGCGTTCTTGATACTTTCCATCGGCACCGAAACGGACAATCTGCGTTATCCGCTGTCTCTTGGTCGCTAAGTCAATATCATCAACGAGTCCGATAATAACATCTTCCTTATGGATGATTTCTTTCTTCTGCCTTTTAATGGTTTCGTTCTGCTCTCTAACAGTTTTTAATGTCTGTGAAAATATTAGCTTAGTGTTTTCATCCGCATACGGCAGGTAAGTGGAAATAAATAATTCATCATTATTGACATACCCACCTGTTTTACGGATTGTAGGAAGAACCTCGGATGTTACCCACTTGCGGAACTTCTTTGCGTTCGGTTTGTCACTCCGAAGAATAACCGCATATAAGCCGCTCTCTGTAATGAAATTTGATTCTCCTGCACGACCGCCTAGATTTAATCTAGTCAGTTCATCTTCATCAAGCCTTTTTGCTACGTCTGTAGCATTTTTAATTTCCAATGCCCTGCAAACATCAATAAGGCAAAACATCGGTTCATCATCGACCATGACCATTCTGATCTGTCCGAATATTGGATTTTCAAATACCTCAATGCTGTTTTGAATCTTAAGCATAAGTTGTGATTTTTTCATTCGTGTCTACCTCCATACATTTTTATCTGAATAAAAAAAGGAAACCGGTTGTGAAATCACATTGGTTTCCTCTTTCGTACAGTATGGCGTTCGAGTAAGTAATCCGCTTCTTCACGGATAAGGTTGTTTCCTTAGCAATAAGGATAGACTATTTTTGATTTTGTGTCAATCCGATTTTGGAATTAAAATAAGCCGTGTTTCCACGGCTTAAGTATCATTTATCTTTCAATTTTTATTGTAACCAAGTATATGTATATGCTTCATCAACATATATCTTATAACTGCTCGGATAGATCGTATCGTAATTTGAATCGTACGGAAAACTAAATGAAAAATAATCTGTATCTCCATTCTTTTCACATTCTGCATAATGATAATCATATTTGATCAAGTTGCCAGATGCATCATACATTACGCAAGAAATTTTCACAAATGAAAAATCTTTTCCGGAATCGTTTGTAGCTTCAACCGTAACATTATCTGCTCCAATGTCCGATTGAACCATTATATTGCGAACATCACAAACAGCATTTGTTGCTTCATCAACACTCAACGACATTTTATAGTTATCATAAGAAACATCGTTATAATCAGAATCGCTCGGTGCGTCAAAATAAAGAACACATTCCTTACCGGATTCAAAAGCTCTGTTACAATCGCTTTTGCTATCCAGCATTTTACCGTTTTTGTAGTATACAAGTTTTGCGTCCAGATCAACAGTTACCTTGTTGTTGTTTTTCAAGATAGCAACAACTCCATGACCACTATCTTGGTATTCAATTGAGATGTTTTTCTTTACCTTGTTCGCATTAAAGGAAGAAGTGACGGTAACTTTGCAAGAAAGCGTTTTCTTTGCAATTTTTGCTTTTACGTACGTTGTTCCTTCTCCAACCGCCAGAACTTTTCCAGACTTGTTTACAGAAGCAACATATTTATTGCCACTACTCCATTTAGCAGTTTTCCTCATTCCGCTTATCTTTAATGTTGCGGATTCTCCAATTTTTAAATTAAGAGTCTTTCTGCTTAATTTGATAGTTGCCGCCTGTGCAACAATCTGTTCCCCATCTGCATTTTGGATTGGCATAGCCGAAATCAAAACGGCAAATGCCAATCCCATCGCTACTAATAATTTTTTTGTGTTTCTCATAATGACTCCTTTCTTGTGATATGATTTATTTAGAATTATATCACGTTCTATTATAGAAGTCACTAAAAAACATATACATTGTCTCCGGTTCGATTGTAATGTTCTCTACCATAATCCCTTGCAGCTTTTCCTATGTCGCTTGTAGTAATTCCGAAATTTTTCTGTAAAATAGCTTGCAATAACTGATTTTGCTGTCGCAATAAGGAAACCTCTTGCGCAGATGTTGAATTGATAGCATCTTTGATTCCAGTAATTTCTTGGCTTCCTGCGACCGCCGGCTTACCTCCGACCGTTCCCATAAGTTCCGGAAGCCCGTTTTCTCCAACTGTTGCTATGCTATATTTATCCATAAAACCGCCCGTTGCATAAGCCTTTACTTTAGGTAGGCTCACTTTCGGCACAAGATCGACTCCGCTCCACTTTACCTTTGCTACTTTAGCCGCCGCAGAAACAACACTGTTGAACCCTCTCAAAACGGTATTCACTCCACCGATCAATGAATTTATTGCTGTTTCAATTCTTGAAATTACGGTGTTCATTGCCCCGGCAACACCACTTTTCACGCTATTCCATAATTTGCTGAATATTTCAGCTACACTTTCTTTCATCTTCGAGAAAGCATTTTTTATCGGGGTGGTTACATGTTCTTTAAACCAACTAGAAACACTATTCCACGCCCCGGTTACCGCTGTCTTTGCCGCGCTAAAAGCTTTCTGAATAGATTCTTTTGCTGAGCTAAAAGCATTCTTGATAGGTGTTGTAACATGCTCCTTAAACCAACCGGAAACCACCGCCCATACCGATTTTACAGTTGTCCATAGAACTTTGAATGCAGTTGATACTGCCGATTTCAATAATTCAAAATTCTTCTTTATTGGCTCTATTACCTTTGATTTAAACCAATCAGAAACAACAATCCATACAGCCTTGACAATGATCCACAATCCTTCAAAGATTTGACCAACTCTTTTCGAAAATCCTTGGAAAAATGAAACAATAGGAGTTATAACATTAGTATTGAACCATCCAGAAACTGTTTTCCATACACCGGATATATCTTTCCATAAAGAAGAGAAAAAACCGGAAACAGATTCCCATAATCCCTTAAAAAAACCGCTTATTGGCTTAATCACATTAGTATTAAACCAATCTCCTGCTTTTGAGAAAATTCCTTTTATTTCTTTCCAATGATCCTTGACTACTACAGCCGCCGTTGCAACACCGGCTACTATTCCTGCGGTAATCGCTGCAGGTGCTGCCGCTACCCCTAAAATAACCGCTCCGACTGCCGTAATCGTAACTCCGACAAGCATAAGTGCTTCATTAAGCCAACTGAATCCGTTCTTTAACATGGTCACAAAGTTTGATATTGCAGTAAATGCGCCAATCGCAACAGAGCCAATCCCGGTTATAGCTTTTGCTACCGGGCTGATAAAAGAAAGTGCGCTCTCTGCCGCACCGCTACCGAATAAAGCTTTGACACCAGCTGAAACAGTTGTTCCAAGTGTAGCAAACGCCCCACCTATTTTTTTTGACAAAGCGGTAGACAATACTGCCGAGATTCCCTCATTTGCCGCAATTTCAACGCCAAGCCTTGATGCAAGTGAACCAGCTATTGCTTTTGAAATGGAAGTTCCTATGATTCCAAGTGCGGTTTTTGCAAGATGCAATCCAAGAATTTTTTTGATTGTCAGCGCACCGATGATAATTGCAACTGTTTTTACGTCTAAGTTGCTTAAAAATTTCTTGACGCCTTTCCATACATCCTTCCAAGAAATTTTCTTTAATGCCGTAGTAACTGCATCAAACGCCCCTTGCGCCCACGAATTAAGCGTTTTAGCCAATAATGCAAAGTCAAAGTTTTGGAAAAACTTGTTTATTCCGTCTGCGATTGAATTTCCAAATTGCTTCCAATTAAATGTCGTTCCAAACGAATCCAATCCATGAAGCACCGTGTTTAATGAATTTGCGATCAGTTTTCCGGTTTCTCCGAAAAGCGTTGTTCCTTTTTGCCCTTTAAATAGTCCGTTAAGGAATTTGGCTAATCCCCTTCCAAAACTTTCAGCTTTTGCATACACTTTTTCCCATTTAATTTTTTTCATTGCGTTAATTAACGCACCGGAAATAGACTCTCCCAACTGTTCAAGGTCTTTGATTTTGCTTTTGAATTTCTTAAAGATGGTGTCCGTCTGAACTAATCCACCATCAGCACCGGTGCCGCCACCAGCACCTGAACCAGATCCAGAACCAGAACCTTTATTCCCGGAACCGGAAGTATTATCTTTACTTTGTTTTGAAATAACCTTTAATTCATCAAATGCACGAGTTGCCTGTTGGATTTCCTTTTTTGCTTTCTTGGCATTTTTTGCGATACCACCCGTGTTTTTCCCTGCGTTTCCTGCGGCATTGCTTAAATCGTCCATGCCGTCAGATGCGCTTCCAATATCATCAGAAAGACCGCTGATTCCTGCCCCTTTGCTTGCTTCATACTTCCATCCGAAGATAGAACCTAAAGCATTTGTTACCATCTCTGCAAAAGCAATCACCTTTTGTAGAACTGCATTAAGTACCTTGATAAATGGCTTAAATGCATTGATTAAACCACCACCAACGACCGCTCCAAGTGCTTTGAAGTTCTCTTTAAGCATGGTTATCTGGTTATGCCATGTATCTGCTGTACGCGCAAAGTCTCCGGTGATATTGGTTGTATGCGCAAGCACATATTGATAACGCAACATGGCTTTTTCAGCCTGCGTCATTGAGGAAATGTTCGCATCAAGCCCTTGCTTTAATGCCCATTCCTTTAATGTTGCCTGTGTCAAGTCGATGCCATAACGCCGCATAGGTGCCGTAGTACCGGAAAATACAGATTGCAGACTCTTGGCAATATCTTCTTGGCTCACATCATAGAATGAAGCCATATCTCCGGCTAATTCTGTCAACCGGATAGACATATTTGCCATTTTCCCCTGTGGAATATCAAGGGCGGTTCCCATTGCTTGGAAACGGCTTGCAAACTGTTTCGCGGACAATTCGGACATACCAAATTTTTCAATGGATGTTTTTGCGAAATTGTTAATTAGACTTTCATACTGCCCGAATGTCTGCCTTACAACGTTCTCAACCTCTGTCAGTGAGGATGATATGTCAATAGCGTCTCCAAGTAGCCTAAATCCGCGAAATAAAGCCCAATACGTTGCATACACTTTTCCGATTGCAGACGCAAGGGAAAACGACTTCTTAGTAACCGCAGAAGCACCGGAACTAAATCCGCTAAATGAGCTTGTGATGCTTTTTGCCGCTGTTCCTGCCGCTCCACCGGTACGTGATAATTTTGCCAATGCATTTGTCATGTCAATAATATTCCGGCTTACACTAGGGGCTTTCGACAGTTCGGACATAAGCTGTCGCATTGCCGTGGCAAGTTTCGGGATATTTTCAATCGCCTTGGTGGAACTCTGGTAGCCAAGCTGTTTGATTGCAGATGCAAGGTCGGTCAGACCCTTAACAGATGCCGACATTCCAGAAATCCCTTTTACCGCATTGGAAATCTGACGCATAGAACCAGCCGCAGCATTAATCTGTTTGCTGTTGATAGAGCCTAATTTGCTTACATTTCTTGCAACTGCAGAAAAAGTCCGTGTGTCAATTCCACGCATTGCCGTCATTGCCCCTGCGAGTCTGTTTACCCCTGTGGAAAGACTATTCAGATTTCCGGTACTAAGCCCAGAAAGCGCGGAAGATAATCGCCCAAGTCTTGTCACAAGCGCATCTATCTGACCGCTTGCCTGTTGTGCCTGCGCTTGGATTTTTATTTCAAGAGAATCTAATTCCATTTATCCACCAACTTTCTACATAAGAAAAAGACGGTAAGATTTGACCCTTACCGCCCTTGAATTACTTTTTCAGTTTTCCCTTTTTCAGAAGAGAAAGCATCTTTGAATTTTCCTCTGATGTAAACTTGAAATTGGAAAATCCGTTCTTTTTTGCGATTTCCGCACGATGTTCTTTCGACACATCATCTTCCCCAACCGCTTTTAATGCTTCAACGATTGAACCGGAATTTCCGGTATACTTCGGATAATACTTGGTTTTGCATTTTCTTGCGCCTTTTACAACAATAACTGTGTGACCTTTTATGCGTGTCACAAGAATATCTCCGTTGCGAAGAATAAACTCGTCATGATAAGAACCCATATCATCAAACAAACCGGATTTCAAAATTGCCGGTCGTTCATTAGATGTATTAAAATCCCCCACATCCTTGCCGGATGCATAGATAATACAAGCACGTACAAGGGACGAACAATCGCATTCCGTCTTGACCTTTGTGTTAATGCCATGTTTAATGACTCCGTAGCGTTCCGATTGGTCATAGCCGATATTTTTGTTGTCAGATGCAATCTGCATAGCTTCGGCTAACTTCTCCGCAACCCTATCGTCCTTCGCCCTTAGCACGTACCATCCCTTAGAATGGTTGTAAAACTTCTGCGTAGACACTTCCTGTCCGGTCTGGTCTCCGGCTTTTCCACCAGAATAGCAGTTTCCGTGTTCATCGTGCCGCGCACTTCCGATAATTACTGCCATAGCAATACCTCTTTTCTTAAACTATCTTTGGCTTTGGTAAATGTGATTTCCTTGATTCAGCCGCCCATGCTTCTTCTGCCTTAAGCATTTCTCGCATCTCTGCATCAGGGTCGTCCGCATTATGCTTTTCAATGGAATCATAGCAAGTTTCTTTCACGTACTTACTATTACCCTTGCCGAATGTCGCGTCTATTGCGGTCACAAGTGCTGACGTTGCATATCTGCCGAACCACATATACATTTCCATGTCGCGTTGCTTCCATTCTGCCTTATATGCATCCACATAAGGCTTAAGCAACTCTGGATTCATCATATCTATATCATCAACGGAAAATCCGTAGCCTTTCGTTACCATAAGGTAAAACGGACGGATTTCCGCAACGTAATATTCCCATGTTAATTCTTGTTGGCTGTCTTGGATGGAGTTTTCTTTGCCGGTGTTCGATTCTTCTTCTCCGTCTCCATCATTTTCGCTAAAAAACTGTTTGACTCCAACTCATTCTCTAATTCGTTGAACAACTCAATACAGTCAATCTCACCATCGTCAATCTTTTCAGAAAGCAGATTAAGCACCTTATTAAACTGCTCATCGTATTTCTCGTTTGTATCGTAGTCATATCCGAACTCGTCCTTATGGTTTACTTGCAGTCCTACAAGAAGCATCTTAGGAAGTGTTTCAAGTAACAGTTTCTCTACGGATTCTAAGCTTCCATCCTGCTCGCTTACCGACTCTGATACATCTTTGATAAGATGTGACTTTAATGTTGGCTTAAAACCAAATTTGATTGAATATTCGCTATTTCCTAACTTTACTTTCATGTTTTACCTTGCCTTTCTGCCCTATATTGGCAAGGGGCAGTGTTGCCACCGCCCCATTGTTGCTTATCTTATTGCTTCAAGTTCTGCGATCGACCGTTCATCCTCGCCTACCGGTGCGGTCGATTGCTCGTCCGATAGGCTTTTTACCCCACCACTGTTACAGTGAATGTGCCATCGTTATTATCAACGACAGTCAGCTTATCTGTAACAAGCTCTGATGCTGTACTTGGAATAACTGTTACCGTCATTTCAAGGATTTCATCGTTTCCACCTACATCGTTAGGTGTGGCAGTTGCGGTTCCTACATATGCGTACTTCGCTACGCCGCCAATACCGTCCGTTCCATACAGATGGATAATATCAAGTTTTTTATCTCCATATCCATCCACCTTTGAAAGATATTCTTTTTCAAGGTTTCCTGTGATTTCTCTTGAATCAGAAGTCTTAATTCCTTTTTCAAAGGTCTGCTGGTCATCTTCCATCGTGGTTGACTCAACTGTGTTTGGCGGTGATGCAGGGCTTGGAACTGACTTAGCCGCAACCAAAAGATTGTATGTTCCTGCAAAATCGGCCTGTTTGTCCGTGTGCTCTTTTACAATGACACGCGTTTTATAACTTGTTGATGCCATATTTTCTACTTCCTTTCTGCTTATAGCTGATCTAAATGCTCAACGTTTCCAATTACGCGAGTTGCGCGGAATGTAACCGTTCGCACTTGCTTGGAAATTGTTGTGATTACATTTGATACCTCAAACATTTGTTGTTTAAAAAAAGACACCGCATATGCTGCGATGTCCTTAGTTGCCTTTCTTGAACCTTTGTTTGTAATTGTAATCTGAAATGTTGGGCGAATTGCATTGATTGTTTTTGCTTCATTGGTTCGTCCGGCTTCTGTTCCACCGATTTGTCTGACTAAAAGTGTCGGGAACGTTGCAGTGCCACCCGATTCTTCATCTTGCGTCACTTTAATTCCTTTTACCTTGCTTTCCATGTACGATTTCAAAAGGGAACATAAGGTGTCTTCAAAATCAAGTGCCCAACTATTTAACTCATTTTCCACCGAATACCTCCCTTGCAATCTTTACATACTGTTGAATAATCTGTTGTTCCGCATTATACATTGGCATTGTGGCTTTGATACCGTGGGTATAACGCCATGTTTCGGTCTTATCGTCCCAATAGTACCAACCATCTTCAAAAGCGTGTATTTGTCCCGGATACGTTCCGACACCGAATCCAAGTTCCGGTGCTTTCGGGTTCTCTTTGGAGTTATAAAAAATACCGGCTCCAAACTCTACCGCCAGCAAAGTATAGAACGGTTCCCTATCTTCTGACGTTACCGTTTTTCCGGTTGCAATCAGAATCGCATTTGAAGTCATTAACTGTGGTGCTTTATCCACCCTTACCGTTATCGTGTTTCCTAATGGGGATTCCGATATGTGTTGTATTGCCGCTGTCTGACCTATCTGTGCAAGCCTAGAAACAAGTAAATCACATTTAGCTTGTAAACTATCGCGGTACTTTTCTAATTCCTTTATGGCGGCTTGTATGGACTTAGTGGATAGTGTCATTGAAATAGTTTTCTTTGTCACGCAATCACCTACTTAATATTCTTCCGAAGAAGAAACAAATCCGTGGTCAGTCCTTCGTCTGCAACGCCTTTTACGATGTAATCTGCGGTTTCTGAATCCACAAGTCCATCATCAGTGCGTTTTACTTCCGAACGTTTCCACACCACATCACCGGCTTTCAATGGCAAATATCCTTTATCCGTGACAAGCTGACAGTATGATGTACTATCATCAATTCCAAATTCTTTCACAAGGGCTTCCGACAACTTATTGCTGATATTGGCTTGGAATGTCGTAGGTTCTGAAAACCCTTCAACTTCCTCGCCTTTTGGAATCTTGTTGCCTTCGGAATCTAAATAAGGTACAAAGTTTCCATCGGAATCCTTGTACCCTTCATAGACAATATCTCCATTTTCGTCAGTTTGTGGGATAAATACCCTCTGACCGGATTGCGAATACTTCATTTCCTGCTTGTTAATGTCAAGCATTGGTGTTTTCCTCTGGGATTCCGGCAACACTTGTCAGAAGCGATAACACTCCGGCAAGGACTGATGCGGAAAGAACATATTTCCAATCCACCGCACCCATAAATGCCGCCGTTCCAATTCCGGCAACTGCCGCCTGTGCGACAGTCTTGATTGCTCGGATTCCGGCTTTCTTAGTCCAATCCTTCCAATTCCTCATGGCTTTTATCTCCTTTCCCTATATGAATCTCTTCAATCTCATGTTTCATTTTCGTAACCATGCCGTTTCCACCTAACGCATGGTACGCATCATACATCTCACAGAAGTTCTGATAGGCATATGACGGTATTTCTCCGATTCTGGTGTACTTTGCATGGTATTCAATAAGCTGGGCACGCAAAAGGAGCATTGTTCCTTTACTGTTCGCGTCCCTGCTTTTCTTTTGCTGTTTAAGAAGCCAAACTATATATCCAAGCACTATTGGCAGTGCCACAAGATAAGTTTGAATCAAAATACTTTTCATTTGAATCTCCTTTTGACGCACTGCCCACCACCGCTTAATGTGCGCCGCCTGCAACCATAATGGTCACGCTCAATCTTCTTTATAAAACTTTAGCAAATGGAAATACCCCGACAAATAGCTTTTCTCTGTCTCTCCAAGCTCTACTCACACCATTCTCGCTAAAACTCGCCATAAATTCTTCACCAGACTGTGAATGGTCATAGACAGCCAGATTAACAATAACACTCTCAAATTTTTTCAAGTCCTCGGTTATCATTTCATCTGTGTAGCTGTCGGGGTAATTTCTTCTTGCCTTTACATCTTCTGTAGCCTGTTTAATAAGCTGTTCGATTACCGGATTATCTTCTTTGTTATCGAACACTACCACATCAGATGTTGTTTCATCATCATTTGTGACTGTATCAATATGAAATTGTTTAAGTCTGATTTTAACTTGCTCTAATGTGGTGTATTCCATAATTTCAGCTCCTATAACCCTAATTTCTCAATTAACAGTTCTTTAAGTTCTGCTCCTGTAAGCTCCATTGCGTTCTCAATACCTTGTTCTAAGGCAAGTGTCTGCAAGTCCGCTGTTGACATACGCTTAATATCTGTCTTTGTGTAGTCGCTTGTAGGTTGAGCAGGGAACTTGTCCTGCTCTTCCTCATACTTAAGCTCATCTCCATAAACAGCTTCTTGTCTTACATTATCTGCTGTTACTTCTTCGCTCTGCTTTGCGGCGTTGATTTTATGTCGTCTTAATAACATATAAACACCTCTTACTTTCCAAACTTAGCAAGAACAACCTTTGAATCATTGCTTAAGACTGCTGTATAGTGTTCATCACCAGAGATAACAGTTGTCTTTGCAAGAATATCTCTGTCTGATTCAATCTCAACGCTTCTCTTCATATAGATTGTAAGTGCATTCTCTTCCTCTGATGCGCCATCTGCACCTGCGTCCTCGTTAGGGTCATCTGCTGACACGATAACAATAGGGCAAGCGTAGAACTCTGTTGTAACAGACTTTAACTTGCTACCTACCTTAATTTCTTTGCCCTTTGGCTTAAGCGTATGTGCAAGTGCTGTGTCAAGGTGAACATTCGTTGCATCCTCACTTGTTGTATCAGCTACAACATTGATTGTTCCTGTTGAATCATCAAGCTCATACTTAACCAGCTTAACTTTTTTAGACTTAACAACCTGCGCTCCTGCAATAGAACCGATAGTTCCATTCATAATTACATTAAGTGGGTACTTGTCATTGCTCTTGAAATCATCGTCATTAAGTAATGTTGCTTCCTGTGCTGGGTTAATGAATAATATCTTTGTAAGTGATGAATCAGATTCATCATCAAATTTGCTATTAGCCGCTACAACTGCTGAATAGCTGATAGGTGCTGCTGTTCCATCGTAATCAATAGGTGCTGTGCAAAGTGCGTCATAGCTGTCATTATCAACTTTTGCAGCGATTGACATAGCAATCTGATTGATAGCTGTACCAAGTGGGTCGCCATAACCAGATAATACTGATTCATCTGTAAGCTCTACAGCCTTACCTGCTTTCTTAACCTTTGCTTCTGTTGTAGATGTTGTAAGTACTGTTGTACCCATAGCAACACCTTCTGCTACATCTTCTGCGTCACCAATATAAGCATACTTTGGCACAACGATTGTGCTTCCCGGTCTGCCTACAAGTGTTGTATCAACTCTTGCAATAGGCGAAAACTTAATTTTCTTTGGTAACTTAGCTGATACCATATCAGCCATTACTTGTGGGTCTACTAAATTTTCTAACTTAGTCTGTGGCATAGTTTCTTTACCTCCGTTTTCTACTCTGTGAACTTTTTATAAAGTTCTGGATTCTTATTTTTGAACTCCACTCTTTCGTGGTAATTCATCTTGTTAAACTGTTCCTGTGTTATCGTGCTTTCTTCTCCACCGCCTGCATTAATAGCCGGTCTTGATTTAAGCCACTCTGCCTTTGCTTCTTTAACCTGTCTTTGCACTTCATTAGCAATTACAGTTGCTATAAGGCTATGGTCTGCATCTGTAACCGCCTCAATCAAAGAATCAATATCCTTTCCATCACCTATAACTTTCTGATAAGCATTGACGGCTTTCATATGATTAAGTTCTTTGCTCATGTTCTCGAACTTTTCAGCCTGCAATTTTTCAGCTTCCGCTTTTGCTTCCGCTTCCTGTTCTTCTGCTGTCTGCTTCGAGCGAAGTTCTTTCTTATACTTAGCTGCTTCTGAACTGGCTTTATCGGAAGCGTTCTTATACTTCTCTTTTTCAGCTCTTTCACTAGCGAGCTGTGCCATAAGTTCTTCTACGCTAGGTGTATGCTCTTCGTTCTGTGGTTCATTGTCAGTTGTTGGTTCTGTTGTTGCGTTAATTACATCTGCCATATTTTTTTACCTCTGCTTTCTGCGTTTTTTGTTGTTCTCTCAACTTTCTTGCGATATTTGTATTGCCCTTTCTCTAGGGCATATAAAAAGCCACAAGGCATTTTCTACCTTGTGGCTCAATATCAATTATTTATCTGTTCTGCTCTTATCTATAACCGGACTATTTTCTGTCTGGTCTGATAAGTCTTGCATTGTGCGGTCTTTATTAGGTGGCTGTTCTCCATCTCCACCCTCCGCTTGGTTCTGCGTGCCTTTGTTGATTATACTGTCTTGATATGCCTTAACCATCTCTCCGCTTCTCGCTACAACATCGTTAGGGTCATCAAAGAATGGAATTGCATCAACTGTATCTTTAAGGCTAAATCCGTGGCTTATCAATGTTGCCATGGCATTAACCTTGGTTGACATTTCATAAGTTTTTTGTCGCTTAATGTTAGGCTTTACATCTCTTGCCCTTAATTTAAGTAATGGGTTACTTCTGCTAACATTGTTTGAAAACTTAATAGCCGCAAGAACAACTTTTATTTCTTCCATTTTGCAGCCATCAGTAATTAATTGCTGTTTTGCTGCCGCTGTCTCAGCCTGTGACCAACCTGTTGCGTCTGACATTGCAACTCCTGTACTACCACCACTGTTATCATTCCGTTGTGGTACATTGCATTTCTGCAATATTATCTGCCGCCTTGATTGGATATTATTAAGCATACCTGTGTAATCGTAATTAATTGCAAGTGGCTCAACTATTGGAGTTTTGCCATCTGCTGATGTGTAGGTCTGCATCCATTCTCCAGATTTTGGTTTCCTTGCTTTTTCAGTAATGCGTTGCGTTCCATCTTTATCAACTGTTGTTTCTTGTTCAACTGGGAAATCAACATCATTTGTATGCCATACTGCCTGTGTATTCTGTTCGACATCATTTGTAAAATCTGAAATGAGTAGGTTTAAGTTATCCATTTCAGATATTTGCCGTTCAAAACAGCCCATTCTATCAAATGACCTTGTGTATTCAATGATAGGAATTTTATGCAGTGGGTTTTCTTCTCCGCTTCTCTCCAAAAACCCCCATTTTGTTTTCCCTTTATTTTTTCCGTTAGTGATTTTTATTCCGTCGGTAATTTCATATCTCGTATCTTTGGTAAAACAAGTGTAATACCTGGTACCGCTGTGTTTATCTTTTATATATGTCCCAGCAAGAACAACTCTCTTGTCGCTGTAGGCGGTTGACCTTACAACAAATGTTGTTCTTGGGTCTAATACATTATATGTGAAATAGCTTTCCCCATCCTCGTATTCTGTATTTACATCAATGAGGACATATCCAACACCACCGATTTCAACATATCTTGCAAGTTTCTGCTGCTTCTGTCTTGCGTTCTGTGATTCGTAGCAACTGTTTAATTCCGCTATAGCTTTTGTAAGGTTAGAATCCTCATTGTCGCCATTTTGAACTAACGTTATAGGATTTCCCCACTTAAAACCTAAATTAAACTCCGTGACTTCATTAGCCACATTATCACAGCACTTACAGTCAATGTCTGGTCTGTAAGTCTTTTGATTCTTCCTAACTATTGGCTGTATTCCTGCGTCATAATCAAGAAGAAACTGTATTCTGTTAGAATTAATATCATGTTCCAAAATTGCTTCACGCAAAATTGGTATTATATTGTCAGACGTTATTTCTTTTGCGCCTGTATATATGACAATTCTTCCTACCTGCATTGTCTACACCTCTAATAAAATCTCATGCCATTCGAACTTCTTCTGTCCGGTATTTCCTTAATCTGAAAATCGTCATCATTGTTAGGTACATACCAAATCCACTTGCGACAGTGCCTACAAGCCAGTTTATGTGTTCGTGGGTCTTTGCTGTCTGCTTTAGTTAAAAACTTATGACAGTTCGGGCACATGATTGATTTATCTTTATTCATATAAAAATTCATATTTTTACCTCGTTGCATAACAAAAAGCACCGCCACAATTAAGCAACGGTGCTTTTGATGAAGAATGTGTTTATGAAAAACATCTTTGTAACTTCTTACAAATACAGTATATCATTGGAGCAATATGACATTCTATGACATCTTTAAATACGTGTTACCATATTTTTCTTCAAATGCTTTAAGAGCCTTTCCGTGAAGTCTGATAATTTGCCTCCATGAGTATTTCATTTCTGTAGCGATGACTTCAAAAGTTTTCTTTTCGATATATCTTGAAAACAAAATATTATAGCAATCTTCATTCTCTATGCCGTCTATTTGCCCTATAATCAAGTCTTTTTTTTCAATGTATTCATCTATCATGTTATCAAGATTATGCTCCATTTCGTCAATTTTGGCGTATGTAGAGCCTATTTTATCTGGGTCAGATGACGACATTACTCTTTCTTCATTTTTTACCGCCGATATGCTGTGGGAAAGTTCTCTAAGCTGTGATATCTCTGACAGCTTATTATTTATCATTCTATTGAGTCTGCTTATTTGGTTCAAATAATCCTTGGTTGTCATACAAACCCTCCTCTTATATCGGACTTGATATTATTACTGTCTTCTTTATCCTGTTTCCTTTTGTAATTCTTAACGCAAAGTTTGAGAAAACATCCGGCACATCATCTAATTGTTTCTTGCCCGATACCGAATATTGCTTTAATAATGACATCATCACTCCATATGGCTCATTAGGCTTATAAAGTGATTGATCTTTGAAAATAATATGTTGTAAAATCCAGTTAGAACACTGAAAAATACGTGCTTCCTTATTTGTCTCTGTCGGTACATCAGTGATGTTGCATATCCATCCTTTATTTTCAACTCGCTTATTAACTTCCATAGCCACTCTGTCACCACCGGCATTACGTTCAAACTCACACTCTTGTACCTGATTGTTGACCAATATGTTTGACGCATTTTCATACTGCATTTCATAGTCTGCCGTATTATCGCACACGCAATCAACGCAGTAATAGTCGTCCCCATATTTTTGAAGCACAGGCATAACAAAATAGTCTGTTCCCTTGCCTTTAGTATCACATTGAGCTGTAACAATTTCTGGTTCTCCGTGTGGCAGATTGAGGTATCTGCGGATTTTATCATCCGGGAATAGTAATCCCTCACGTTCAATAGGCTCCTGTTTATACAAACATCGGTAAGAGATTTCGTCCATGAGTAATTGTTGGTCGGCAAAAAACTCTTTCGTAAAACCGCCATACTCATAATCAAAATTACTTTCCCCTGTCACTGGGTCTACATCAGGAACCGATATTGTTTTGACTCTCGGATCTCCAATATACATATTTTGAATACGTCCGATAACATCATGTACGCTCCAACGAGTGGCAATATGTATCTCTTTACACGGCTTTCCGTCTGTATCTTGTGTCTTACGCTGTCTTGCGTCTACTGCGTATTTATTCCATAATTTATCAAGTATTGTAGGATTTAAGGCTTCCTCAATTCCACCTATCATATCATCAACTAGCAAAAATTTACTTGCGCGGACTTTACCAGCATTCTTACTTCCTACAGAAGTACACTGTACAGACGGAAAAGGTTTGTATTTGCCAATATTAAATTGCTCCATTTTGGCATTCGTGCTTGTAACTGATAGATTAGGGAAAATGTCATGCCATGCATAATCATCATCATTGGTAACAATGTCGTATACCCCATCATAGTACATTCGTGTAATATCGCCACTGTGCGAATAAAATAGGCTGTAGTCTTTTGGAAACCAACCAGCAACTGCCGAATGAAAAAATTTCTCAATCGTACTCTTTCCAGCTCCTGGCACTAGACTCACACACAATATGTCGTATTTATCATCAATCATGCCTTGTAATGCGTCCACAAGTCCGATTTTGATTAGTTGTTTCCTACGTGGCATATAAAATCGGTCTTTAGGCTCACGCTTTTTCTCTATGTACTGAAAATAGCTGTCAACTATTTTGTTTTGGGCTTCGAGTAACAAAATCTCATATTTTTTGTTTATCAGATCATATGCGGTTTTGTGGTCGAATGCGTATTTTTCCAAATCCCAAATCGTACCGCCTGTTTTATCCTTGCAGAAACGCTCTATAATGTCTTTTGCCCTTTCTGTAAGTTGTAATCCATACTCAATATCTTTCTCTCCGTTTATGGCTACGCTACAAGCATCTACATAGGCATTAATTACCTGTTCATCTATTCCGTTTTTCTTTATGTAATTTTCATATCCATTTACTGCATTGATTAACTGCTTTGAAGCCAAATAAAAAGCACCTCCGCAAAAGCAGAAGTGCCTTGACCTCTGCCTATAACTGTTTTAGGGTAGCGACTAACTCTGTTCGTTAGCCGGTAATATATTTTAATGCGTAAATATCGCATCATTATCAATTTCAACTGTATATATTTTCCCACATAAGCAATCACAAATTACTTGCTTGCCTGTCTTTAATATTTTTTCCGTCTCGTCCGGTGTAAGTTTTCTAATTTCCTCGCAATGTGGACATTTCACATAAATTCCCTCTTCGCATCCGTTTATTATATGCTTAGTAATATCAGAAAATGGTTGTGGGTGTTCTACTCTGTCTAATGCCTTTTCAAAGGTGTAATCCCCCTTGTAATCCATAATAATTCCGACAGCTTCATACTTTCCAAGATTAACTCCTAAAAATCGGTCTGTGGTTGTGTTCCATATGGTGTATAAGTTGTCTATATCATCTTGTAATGCAACTATTAACATTTTTTGTTCTCCTTTGGTTACTTTATGCACATCACTTTTTCGCAAATATCAATACATTCTTTTCTCTTCTCATCATCGGTACACTTGCCATCTGCATTGTATCGGCAAGAAGTCAGATTACACTTTTTATTTGCATAAGCATTATTCACATTATCAATCCATTCACGAAACGGAATATTGTTGATCGTGGCATTGTCTAATGCCGTGTCAGCTATCTCCTGTACCATTTTTCTGTACTGAAATTTCATCATTGTTTCCTTCCACAATTCCGTCAATTATCGCGCCTTCGAGCAATTCTACAATGCTTATATTTGTCCTGTCTGGCATTTGTTTGTATAATTCAATAAATTGTTGTTTTGTCAAAGGCTTCCAGTTCGGATTGTCTCTCTTGCACCTAAAGTCTGCAACTCCCCGACCGCATACATATCGCTCATTTCCATATGTGTCAACACTTGGACCGGTACATAAATCACAATTCATTATATGCTCGCAAGGTTTTAGTTCGTGGCTATATCCACTACAAAGCATTGTGTTTTGATATTCCATAATCCCACTCCTAAATTTTTGTAACTACGTGTTCTTTTGCAAAATCTTTTTTATCTTCATCGTAGATAGCCGAACCGTTTTTATCAGTTTTCAGTTTATCAAATTCGCAAGTAACCTTTATACCATCTTTGTTGCTGCATTCTGCGCGATAGTCAATAACACATACTTTCTTCTGCCATTTTCCGTTAGCATAAATCTTTGTGTAACCGCCAGCTCTTGTTTTGATTATGATTTTTGAACGTGTTTTCTTCATTTCCAATGCACCTTGAACCCTTTCTTTTTATACTCCTCTACGGCTTTTTTAAGGCTCATATCGTCCTCATACTTTTCATTCAGCATAATCACCACATTGCCTTTTTCAATGCCGTATATGTTGCAATTTGCAAGTTTCTTAGCCGTTCCAAGGATAGCCTTTGCCTGCTTACGGCTCATTTCATAGGTTTGGGTTCCCATATTAACTGTCATTTCTCATAAACTCCTTAAAATCTTTCCTACACTTAGGGCATAGGTCATATTTTCGATTGAATAATTTGAATTTATAGATACTTTCAACCTCTGCTGCTATGTCGCAATCTTCAAATGTCGGTTCAATATCTGAGCACCGCCCAATTAATGTAAATTTTATCCCTCTCTTTGGTTTTGCTTTTATTTCCACACCGCACCTGTCGCAAGTGCTCCATTCTTTTTGATGTTTCATTCTTCCACCAACTTTCTTCCGCAGATAGGGCAAAAATTAATTTTTACGGCTCCTGCAACCTCTTTTCCATCGCTATTGTCGAAAATCATGTTATTTTCAGCTCCAAAAAGGACTAAATTTCCTTTACCATCAATGATTTTCTTTTTATTCCGACAAAAATCACACATTCTTACGCCCCCAATCATAGCAAAAATCGGAATCCTCGTGAGATTCCGTGTTTTTTGTTTGATATAAATATTCCACAATGTTTTTATCATACTCACACATAATTTTGCGTAAATATTAACCTCGAATAGCAGCACATGGAATCGAACCATGTCAGATCAAACCATGCCAACCGCTTTCAAATCTGCAATTTCTAATCACGGAAGGGTTTTCTGTTACCAATAATGCCGCTACCATCCATAAGTCTCCCATCGACCGGAACTATTGCAGTAGCACCCGACTAAGTGGAGATAAGGATAAACGCAGATATTCGGACTCGAACCGAAACACCGTTTCCGGCTACTGACTGTTTAGCAAACAGTTTCCTTGCCAATTAGGATTATATCTGCACGCGCCGGGCATGGAAGTTCCATGCCCGAACCATTCCTTGCGTTTCAGAATGGCACGGTGCTACTAACACCGCTCAATGGCTTGTGGCGGTATCGAGCCGCCCTATACAGATTTTCAGTCTGTCGCTAATCCATCTCAGCTAACAAGCTATGTCGTGTAGTTTCCGTTTTTCCTTGCTCCACACTACACTAAGTGCAAGGTTCTTTTAGTCAGCGGTTACCGCCATCTTTTGAATGACAACCGCTCAATCCAGTTACCTGTGCTAAGTTTAACCGGTATATTGATTAGCACCTGCATTTCTGTAATAAACACACTAGGGGTGTACTGGCAACATCACCTGTGGGGATTGCAGGAATCGAACCCGCGACACCCCGGATATAAGCCGTGTCTTCTGCCACTGAATTAAATCCCCATAACCGTCATCAGACGGTTAGCAATATATTTTACGTGCTATGCGTTACACGATCATGCGCCGTGGGATAGACGCATGATAGAATACCACCGGACGGTCTCGCACCGTACTTAACAGAATCGTCCTAGTGGCGAAAGGAGGAACCCAAATGCTTGAATCACTCAACCAAGGGTTCAAGTACATATGAAAAACATACGCGGCTACATGGAACGTCAGCATGTAACCAGTTAGGCTACCGGGATTCGAACCCGGAATGCAGGGATCAAAATCCTGTGCCTTACCGTTTGGCGATAGCCCATCATTTCCAAATGACCATAATATTCATTGCAAAGATCGCGTATGAAAGCAAATACCCAATTGCGCATTTATTGTCTGTCTGCTTTACTTGTTGCATCATAAGGCTAAGCATCGTAATGGCATCTATTGCCGTAGCAATTATCTTTAAAATCATATCAATATCTCCCATCATCAAAGCTGTGTTCCTGTTTGAATCGTTCCATTTCATTTACGCTCATACCGAAGATCCCAGCAGATTCATCAGAATTCGTATGTTTGAAATATTCGCCCTGTTGTGGAAACATGAACCGGAACATAGCATAATTCGCAACGTCACACAGGTATTCAAGGTTTCCGGTCTCTTCAAACTTGGCAAGACACATTTTCAAACTTTCGATTGCATCCACATTCCCTGTGTAAAAGTTCATTCTTGCCGGTCCGTATTTGTAATACGACTGTTCAATCAATCCTTTGCGTTTTTCATCAAAGGTTTCGGAATACTCGGTTTTCATCAACTCATTGCTGCAGCTTGCCATTAAACATCACCTTCCGCTCTGTGGTTTGCCCTTTCAATGTCAAACCCTTCCGGATAACGTGCCTTAAGCTTGTCTACGTTCATTTGCATGATTTCATCCAAGCTCCAGCCGAAGGATTCGCAAAGCATTGCAAGATACCAACAAATATCTCCAGCTTCTTTCTTTGCGTGGTCAATATCAAGCTGTTTCTCGTGGAAAATCCATTTTTTAATAATGTCGTTGAACTCTCCAACCTCGCCGGATAACCCAAGACAGGCATTAAAGATACCGCCAAAATCAAGATGTTGTTCGTCTTCTGCAATCAAATTTTGCTGTAGCAGATATTTCATATCGCACGTTAAAATATTTTCAAGCATTCTGCCTGTTGCTTTGCGATCGTTTGTCCGCATGGCTAATTTCTGATACTCATTTCCGGTCATATATCATTCTCCTATCCGAAACACTTTTTTTTGTTTTTAAAAAATTTTTGGAAATTTAGTTGCGATTCGCAACGTGAAAGTGAATTGTTATAAATTTATTATAGCCTATTTACGGTGAAAGTCAATGGGTGTTGTTGTAAGTGGCTTTTTATTTTTTGAGGTATTTAAGGGACTTAGTAGCCGCCCGGTGGCCTTTCTGTCAGACCCCCTCCCCATCCTTTTCTTGCAAACATGGAAACATAAAATGTTTTCCGTTTCGTTCTGTTGTCATTGTGTGAAAATCAAATTGTTTTAATACAATTCATGTCTTACCCTTGCAACTATTCGCAAAACCTAACTTTTCCGAATAGTTTACGAATAGTTAAAACGCTACAACCGTTGGTATTACTGCATTTGTGAATTGTAGAATAATCACGCACAATTTAAACCGTATTATTTGCCGCTGCATCTGCGAATTGTGTGTCAATTGCGTGCAATTCTTGGCTTTTTTTCTCGTCCAATCTTGGCAGCTCCTGCGCTGTGATTGCCCTTCTCTGGGTGGCATTATCGCCAATGCCGGGCTGGTTCATGCCGAATTCGTTGTTGCCAACGAACATAGTGCCTACTGGGCTATTGGAGTCATACGCACGATCTAGGATACAATCTTTACGAGATCGTTGTAATTTTTGCCACATCTTGAAAGCCAACGAGCTTGGTTCCTCTGTACTCCATATATCCATTGTGTTTGTAGGTATATTACAAAAATAACTAAATGCCACTGTACTTACCAACTTGCTGTATACATTGGATATATATATATAATAATCACAAAGCTTATATAATACCTCTCTGTCATACCTGTTACAGTTAGTCGGTATAGTTGCATTACCAAGAGGTTTTAGACTCTTGTCTTTTAGTACCGATGTATCCGGGAATAAATGCATACCAACATACTGCATAACAGCTTTCCATTGTCTTTGCCCTGCTTTCAACAGATCGTCGATGTGAAATTCTATACAAGCGTTGTCTATTAAATCCTGTACAGTTGATGTGTATATATGTACTGTACCTAGATCCACTATAAGGGTTGTAAGATCTACATTCTCTACACTCTTTACATCCTGCATATACTTTTCGTACCTCCAATCCGTTTTATTTCTCTCTGCTTTTGGTATACACTATTTTCGGGCTTAAAGTCAAGGCTTAATTTTTTACAGTGGCATTATATACTTACGCCGCGCGCATATGCGGATATACACTTACTTTACAACCTATAGGCTTTAGATACAGTGTATTATTATTAATCAAAAAAGATTAAGAAAAAGAGAGAGAAAGAGAAACATAGTTCTGAAAAAGCGACGTCAGACGATTGTGTCGCCTTATGTCAAACGATTGTCAGACGATTTTTAACAAAAACTGATACTATTCTATCATTTTTGAACTTGTCAAAGACCTAATACACATAGCCTTGTTTATAAAAATTTAAGAAAAGTTTTATTGTTTGTTTACGGTTTTTCGGAGATTTTGCAAGATATGCCCGGATGTGTTGTTGATTTTGGACATGGCAAAAAGGAAAGGCAACCGGAAAAGCTGCCCTTTGTTTGAAAATATTTACTTGCGTTCTGTCCGATCTGATGATAGACTATAGATATGTCGCACGGCATGGATGCATGCCGTTGTGGTTCCAACAGCAATTCCGGCGGACAGGGATTGAAACAATTATATTCTCAGTGACAGAAAAAGAGTGGGTCAGATTTTTAGTCTTTCCCACTCTCTTTCTATGTGCACTACATTCTTCCTTTCTGATCGTTCCAATTCCTGTGATCTTCATATTGTTCCCTTTCTTGTCTGGTTAATATAAATGTTGTCAAAATATTTTCTTGACTTTTGAATTACTACATGTTATCCTAAATCACGTAAGTTTTGGAAGATTAGGTTTAGTACCTATTCAAATTTACGTGACTGTTGCCGGTGGATTATCCACCGGCATTTTTAAAACTTGTATTTGCCGGTTTCATCAAAATCAGATTCCTCAATTTCAACAATCTGATTTTCGGTTTCGCGCATAAATTTTTGATAATACGCTTCTCCGTTCCGGGAAAGTATTAATTCATACAGTTCCCTGTCAGATAATTTCTTTCCATCCAGAAAATCATCTACTTTTTCGTAATCAAGTTCGCCACTCTCGTCTTTAAAACCGGCATCATAAAATGATTTCCCGTATTTTTCCAAGAGTGCCGTATCATAAAGGGGGAAATCTGGATCGCTAATTATTCCTCTTCCGTCCAGCGCATCGAAAAGATCCTTGAAACTTTCCGCTTCCTGCTCATATTCCACGAGTCCATTCACACTTGTTGCCTTCCATCTAATCATGTTCCGTACTCCTTTCAGTGCTCTATTTCTTTGATCTGTCTATACTATAACATTTTGTGCCTTATATGTCAACAGTTTTTTGTGCCTTATTTTAAAATTTTTTCGTCATGCTCCAGCTTTTCCGCTACTGCAAGTTTAATAAAGTCGTTTGCGCTCTTGTATCCAAGCTTTTCTATGCGATCCTTTGTGCCTTTTGCAAATCTGCAATTAACACGCTCAAACTTATCATCATATCTATAGATTGCGCGCCTTGTTGCTTCTGTTGTCTTACGTTCCATGCTCCGCACCTCTCTTTCTGTATTTGTTACCATTATAGCATTTGTGCCTTATATGTCAAGGAAAAGTTTTCTTTCCTTATATAATGTTCCATGCGGTTTTGTGCCTTATACATATTTCACAAGTAAAATTGCATTTTGTGCCTTATATTTTGTATATTATGTCAATTGTTTTTGTGCCTTATATTTACTATAATACAAGTATCAAATGAAACACAGAAAACAAAAAAGGCGGCACGCCACCAAGCATACGCCGCCACCAATCAAAAAAGAAAGGTAGCTATATTATAGCACAGGTAAAAAGAAATGAGAAGAACAAACAGCAAGGAAGTTAAGGCAGCGGTTAAAAATTATTTAGTAGAGGTTGCACAGGGCGAAGAACTTAGTACAATTAAGGACATCAAGGAGAAATTTATAAATGAATACGGCTGGGCAGTCGCAAGACTTGGAGAGCGCAACGCTTGTATTGAATGGCTTAGAGGCTTAGGCGTTGGCGTTGCATATAGTTATTATGATATTATCCGACTTATGGCTGAATGGTTAGACGAAAGCACAGAAGAAGCCGAAAAATGGCTTGATAAACGCGGCGATGGTCTTTATTGGGACTTATTAGCAAGGGAGATTTTAGCAAGCAAATAATTAGCAAGTGCGGCTTTACCGGGGTTCGATTCCCCGGCTTGCTTTTACCGGAATAACCGGGAAAATTTAGAATTTGGAGGAATGAAACCATGAAAAGAACACTGTATGAATTATATATGGAATGCGATTGGGACGCCTGCCGTGTACCGTGGAGAATATACGGCGAAAACAATAAATTGATCTGCGCAAATTACGGCGCAGAAACCGGGAATGAATTTGACAATATGCAAGTAAAAAGCTACTCATACAACAAAAACAAGAATTATGTACGAGTTTATGTAAAGTAACCAACCGCCGCAGAGAATGCACGCCGGATCACTACCGGCGGCGGTTTTTACTCAAAAATGAGCAAATAAAAGGAGAGAGGTATAAGAAATGGAAGAAAGATATATTTTGCACACGGGAAAAGGTGTGCAGATCGTAACAGAATCGCAAGCAATTAACAACGCGCTAGATCAAGAAAAAAGTGGCGTTATTCCGCGTTACTCATTCCTGGATTATAAAACCGGTGAAAACCTCACACCGCCCGGATGGCTCGTGTGGTCAACTTTTGCGGACGGATGCGGCGTTGTGTACCGCAGATCTGACGGAAAAATGATTGTAACAACAGGATTCCAAGGGGATTTTGTTGTAATTTAGGGCGGTACAAATCCGCCCTTTTTCGCGTGCTTGGTGCATCCGTTCCGGTTCGATTCCGGGAGCGCGGACTACATGGAAATCGGTTTCCATGCGCAAATTGACAAATAAACGTAACACAAGGAGGTGGGAAAGATGGGAAAATATGAGTATATCGGAAAAAGGGAAATCATGCGCCGGGTGTCTGCCCTTGGTTATCTGGAAATATCCGGCAAAATGTGCGGCTACTCAAAGTTTGAGGGCGTGGAATGGGTGGAGTCTGCAAAAATCAAAATAACCGCCCAGCGTGGCGGCGATTGGCTACAGATCACGCAAAGACCGGAAAACATAACACGCACTTACAGCCGATACGATGGGAAAAACTATCTTGACAAGTGGTAAAATGCGGTCTATGCTAGACTATAACTACAGCCGGGCAAGCGTCTTTTGGCGTTTGCCTGTGATCGGCAATACCATCAAATATCATCAATGAATTATCTATATATGGCATAACATATAGTGTATTTGTGTTATTTGCGGAATGCCGAAGATAATTGCACGTTTGTTACACGTTTTTTAGAATCCGTGAAAATGGAATTTCGACCCTAAAACGCTACCCCCAGGGGGGTACAAAAAAATTACGAAATATTTTTTGGGGCGCGGAAAAAATTTTCTTTCGTAAAAATCAAAGACCGCGCCGCATAGTCACTTTTGCTCAACTCTTCTATCAGCCTTTCCCTAGTCATTTCCGGATTCGTCCGGTGCACGTACTGTAAGAGTTCTGAAATTTTATCCATTATGCAACCTCCATAAGTTCAATCAATAGTCTGTCTGCTATTTCAAATACTTCTCTTCCGTATGTAGTCAAGAAGTCTGCTACAATTTCCTCGGTATCAATATCCATGTATACATTATACGAAAGACAGAACGCGTGACATAATTCGTGACATAACACACGGTCAAGGAATTTCCCGCGTAAATCATCCGCAAGATATATCGTTTTCGTGTCCCTGTCGGTCATGCCTACCGTTCTGCTTCCGTCACTTCTCTGTAGCATATCGCTGTAACGCGATACTTTGACCAAATTCCATATTTCATTGTTTATCGTGAACAATTTACCACCTCGCAAACAAAGAGGGCAAAATGCCCTCTCTATTACATTTTCGTGACAAGCGTAGTCAGCTTTGTCTTGGTCAACTGTTTCTCTTCTGGGGACATACCGGAAAACAGTTCGGTCACATCTTCCGAAAGAGATTTCATGTACTTTTCAAGTTCTTTCATCTTTGCGTCCTTATCTTCCGGTGAATTTCCGTTATGCATTTCCTTTGTTTCCATGTAGCTTCTCCGGCTCATACCGGCTCTGCCCTCTCTTGCATCGTGAGTACCGGTACTCATGCCGTTATTTCCGCTCATAGGCTCTGAATAATACATCTTTCCCATACTCATTCTGTCAAGGTCTCTCATTCGGTCGTATTCCGGCATACTCTCCCATTCGTGGTAATCTTCCGGCATCTGATGATAATATGGTGGTTCTACATATCCTCTGCGTGTTCCACGCCCTTTCGGTGCGAATCTGCCGTTTGAGTACCGGTACTCATTGTAGTATCTTCTTCCCGGATAATCTCCAAATTCTTCCACCATGCGCATGATTTCTTCATCTTCAGACTTTTTCATGGCTTCAACAATGTTATAGTCTTTGTCAAAGCACACGATGTTCTTTGCAATCTCCGTCCAATCCTTGAGATCATCAAGGTTTTGTCCCTCAAAATTCTCAATTCCGATGCCGTCAACTTTAGCCTTGACGCATTCCATTATCTGTTTAGCCCATTTGTGCATATGTTTTTACCTCCACAATCTAATATAATTTGTTCTATATCGTCTCTTTTATTTACCAATACTTCTTTCAATAAAGTTTTATACTCTATTTTTTCATCTCTTGATATTTGCCTTAAATCAGTTTCCTTTCCTTTGTAGTGAACTCTACAAAACCCTTTCAAATTCATAGCAATCTCAAAAGGAAGTTCTAAATCACAAATCCTATGGTGCATAATTCCATATTTAAGATTATACATCTCACATAATTCACTTAACGTCTTTCTTTCTCCGCGGTAATCGATATAAATATTTCTGCTTGTATTATTGCATTGCTCTTTTTGCGTAATCCAACGACAATTTGACGGTTCATAATTTCCATTAAAATCTATTCTATCTATAGATAAATTCTCTTTGTACCCATTTTTTATAGACCAATTATAAAAATTTTGAAAACCGCCTTCTCCTTGCCATTCATCACATACTTTGACGCCTTTAGCACCATACCACTTATACGCCTTATCTTTTCTGTTTTCACATCTTCTTCTCATTGAACACCAAACCTCGAACAATTTGCTGTTACTCATATTATGCGTAGTCAGTTCATTTATATGGCGATTTCGATTTTCATTGTTGAGACACCCACAGCTTTTTGTATATCCCCCTTTGAGTTTTGAGCTTTCAACAGTTGTTTCTTTTCCACAAACACATCTACATTTCCAATATACTTTTTTACTATTATTCCTATATACTCTTTTAATAACTGTTAGCCTGTTAAATGTCTTGCCTGTCAAATCGTCAAAATTATATGCCGTCATTCCTTTTTTAAAAGCCATCTTTCAATCTCCTTTATACGTATATACTTATTTACGTATATTATAACAATTTTGCATATTTACGTCAATACGTATTTATGGTATACTGTTAAAAAGGAGGTTTTGCAATGTCTAAAATCAAATTCACAACCACAATAGAAAGCGAATTGTTGGAAAAGATTAAAATTCAAGCAATCAAAGAGCATCTTTCTGTATCAGCAATATTAGAAAGACTTATTATCGAATACTTATCAAGCTTGTCTAGTAACGATTAAATTAGAATTCTGCACTTCAATAGCCTGTGTAGATGTATTCTGTACCGCTACTGTACTGCAACAGCCACAAGGTACATCAACGTATGCCTGTGAACTAATATTCTGTAAATTTTGTGCTGCGGCTGGCGTCACGATCATCTTTGTTGACTGTAAAGGCTCTCCGTCTACTGCAATGGCAAGCGAAATCTCTCCAACTGTGCCGCCTGTCGGAATCTGAATGTTGCCGGAATACGATACTAAAAATCTAGCCTTACACTGATTGGTGATACCTCTTAGCTTGATAATTCCACTTCCCTGTCTGTGTACGATACATTTTGTTCCATTTACCGCTGTTTCTGTAAATACCACATCTTCTCCAGCAGCAACGGTTTGTAATGCAATTCCTGTTACTTCCATTATTTTTACCTCTTTTCACAAAAATAAGGGCAAACATTATAGTCTGCCCTTTGATTATAAGTAATACTGCATAGCAGACATGATTGAGTTAAACTCAATTAAGATACTCAATTATTTAGTTTTAGCAGCCACATCCGGTGTTGCATCCGCATCCATATGCATAAGCATTTGGATTAGGCACAACATATGCCGGAATAGCAGTCGGATTTACAGCATTGATAATCTGCTGTGTCTGAGCTGCCATCTGAGTTGTAAGTAATGCACTCTGACGATCCTGTGAAGCCGCTCTGCGAAGGTCATTATTTTCTGCCTGTAAGCTAGAGATTTTCTCATTGCAGAGATAATCAAGAATAGCGCGTGTTCCTGCATTCTGACTGTCGATAATGTCTCTTGTGTTGCTGTTCATGGTGTTCTGCAACGCGCAAGTGTTAGTTGCCATGTTGTAGTTTACACCTTGGATAGCTTCTCTTGTTTCACAGCAACAGTTAGCAAGCTGTGACTGTAATGCGTTTGTATTCTGCATATTAGCGACTGTATCAGCATTGATAGCTTGCTGAATGCCAAATCCGGTCTGCAAAATGTTTGTGTTGATGCCATTCATGCCGGTTTGCACTGCATAGAATCCGTCACAAAGTCCGTTTGTGATTCCGTCAAGTTTTGACACAACAGCCTGATTATCAAATCCGCGCTGGATTTCGCTTCCGACACCGCCATTCATTCCGTTTCCTCCGAATCCGTTACCGAATCCACCCCATCCGAAGATGGCAAAGATAACGATAATGAACCATAACCATGAGCCTTCTGCGCCCCATCCATTGTTATTTCCGTTTCCGTCAATGTTCGCAACAAGCGGAACGGATGCACAATTACCTGTGTTAAACATAGAATTTACCTCCATAATTCATTTTTATATACATAATCTTGCAAGAATTAGTATCACATTCCTAATTGGCTTTTAAACGACTCAAAAGCCTTATCTGCGTCAATTCCTTTTTCTTTGCACAAATTCCTAGCCATCTGTTCGATGCCTTTGGAATCTCCATTTTGCGCCATCTGCATAGCGTTTTTAGCTAAAGGGTTGTTCATTACGCTTTTATTCCCCATCATTTGTTGTAAAAACTGCTGTGGGTTTCTCATTCCCTGTAACATCTGCATAGGATTCATTAAGACTCACTCTCCTTTTGTGTTCGTGAAGATTTTCTTTGCGTTTGCGAAGATAACTTATCTTCCAACTCTTCCATCTTTCCAAACAAGCAATCCAATTTGTCAGTAATAGCCTTTGTCGCATCATCAGATAGCCCTATTTCAATTCTTTTATCATCACTCGAAGAATCTGCCATCTGCTCATTGAAAGGCTTGTAAACGGTCTTTCTGATTGTTCCATTGGCATCCCATTGTTTTGCTACGATTGCGCTCATGTCCTGCATCGGGAAAAACGCAACGCTTCCATCCATAGGTACATCATTCGCCATGATTGCTGACTCCGACTGCACTACTTTTCCTTGGATTCCGAGAAACTGCGGTTGCATCTGCGGAATCTGGGGCTCTGGCTGTTGAAACCTCTGCATTGGGTTATACTGATATGCGGCATAGCTTGGGTTTGGGTTAAATGCCATATTCTGATTTTGCATCTGATACATTCTCTTCCTCCAATACTTCCTTGATTGCGTGTATCATTGCTGACTGATACACAAGCGGAACCTTTGACACATCTTCTCTTGTTAAGATTTTTTCAAGAATTTCATCCGTAAATAACATTCCGCATCCCTCCTATGCTTATATTTTTGCATAAAAAAATACGGTTCTTCCGCAAAAAATAAGCAGAAAAACCGCATAAAAAAAGAACGCCCACAGCGTTCCAAGTCTACCATTTTCAGAAAAGAATCTAAAGCACTTGTGCAGACTCCTTTCTTTTGTGTTCAGTTTTTGAGTACCATTTTGAGTACCAAAGTTTTTTAAGACGCCGCAAACACAGTGTTTATGCGACTTTTAAAACAGTCCGTACGGGAATCGAACCCGTGTTTCCGCCGTGAGAGGGCGGCGTCTTAACCGCTTGACCAACGAACCGTGTATTATACTATCATAGCACAGGCCATGCGTCAAGTACTTTTTTCAGAAGCCTGGTTATTGTTCCCCTGCAAGCAGTAACAAGACTTGTACTTTCTTTCCCATATGTATATAATTTGTATAAAAGCAACTCAGGAGGACATCAGAAATGAAACTTATCTCATGGAACGTTAACGGGCTGCGCGCCTGTGTACAAAAAGGATTTCTCGATTATTTTCATGCCGCAGATGCCGATTTTTTCTGCATTCAGGAATCCAAGCTGCAGGAAGGACAGATCGCACTTGATCTGCCGGGCTACCACCAGTACTGGAATTACGCCGAGAAAAAAGGCTACTCCGGCACGGCAATCTTTGCAAAACACGAACCTCTTCAGGTCACACGCGGCATCGGCACCGCAATCTGCGATACCGAAGGTCGAGTGATCACCCTCGAATATGACAGCTTCTACCTTATCACCTGTTACACTCCAAACTCCCAGAATGAACTGGCGCGGCTTCCCTACCGCATGGAGTGGGAAGACGCTTTCCGTGCCTATCTCCTGCAGCTTGACCGTAAAAAACCAGTCATTCTCTGCGGCGATTTAAATGTTGCACATACGGAGATTGATCTGAAAAATCCAAAGACCAACCGCAAAAATGCTGGTTTCTCCGATGAAGAACGGGAAAAAATGACTGAACTTTTAAACGCCGGTTTTACGGATACCTTCCGTTACTTTTATCCGGATGCCGAGGGCATTTATTCCTGGTGGTCCTACCGCTTTAAAGCCCGCGAGAAAAACGCCGGATGGCGGATCGATTATTTCATCACTTCCAGACGGCTGGATTCCAGTCTCACCGGAGCAGCTATCCATACCGATGTGTTCGGTTCGGATCACTGTCCGGTAGAACTGACCATTGAATTGTAAAGAAGTTTATTTCGTAAAAAATCCAGTGTTTTCACGGACGATTCCATGAAAACACTGGATTTTTCATTATGCGTACATCAATTTTCCTTTTGGCACTGGAATTTCCCGCCCAATAGCCTTTGCCGTCTCTATCCATTCGGAAATAACTGTTTCCACATTTTCCAAAGCCTCTGCCGCCGTTTCTCCATCATAAACTTTATTTCCGCGAGGATGCGCAGCTCGCGGAGCGTTATTTAATCATAGGAAGGAATTTCCTATGATTAAATAAAAAAAATGCTGTCATACGACAACATTTTTTCGGGTTGGGCTATTATATTTATAATAGTAACAGTCCGTACGGGAATCGAACCCGTGTTTCCGCCGTGAGAGGGCGGCGTCTTAACCGCTTGACCAACGAACCGTGTATTATACTATCATACACAATACTCTTTGTCAAATACTTTTTTCATATTTTTATCTTTATATTGCCAGAGTTAGAAGAACTTGCCTTCGACTTAGGCGATATCGTGCCATCCTTTATCGTTCTGGCCTCTTTCTTGTTATTTCTTTATTTTTGCAAGTGTCTTATAAAATGGCTTGAATATCTTGTTAAGTTGCGTTCCATTCTTTGGATATTGCTTTGTGATTTTAGCACTCATAGACTTCTTATCGCCTACTATGTTATTTGCTAGTATGATGGTTCATTTTTTCCAACACAGTTTATAATGGTATAGAGCTCATTTTTATCTACACCACTTATCTTTTCTGTCACTTTTACTGATGAAGAGTTGACAACATTCTCTTCAACAGATACAGGCACTTTCTATAGGTTTGAGTTTGATATATTAGAGCGCGGTACTCTACTTACATTCATTCCACGTTCAGACCAAAATGAAACAACAGCATCAAATTCTGTATCATTTGACATAATAATTAGAAATCCTTTGTTAATTATTTTTTACGCTGCCGCATTGGCATTTATCGACTCTATAACCTTCCTGATTCCCATCCACACCGTCAAATCAGTAAATATCTCTACCACACTTCCCTGATCTGTAAACGGTGACTCCTGCAAGACAGAGAGATCTTTCATCATTCCATTATGAACTATGTATTCTACGATTTGGTTCACAAAGTAAATCTGTCTGCTATTCTTCTCTCATTAAACCATATTACATCTACAGTCTTAGCACGTTTTGTAATCTCTTCGTATGTAAAGTTCGGAAGCTGTGACTCTGTTGTGATGTCACATAACTTCTTTTCAAGGAATCAGAGATAGTTTCTTTTACAACTGTCTTGGTCTTAATCTTGTGAATCCTTCTCATCGGGCTCTTTAGAATATAATCCTCTTCCTCTAACCAGGAAAAGAAGCTTGAAATATTTCTTCTCACATTATCAATTGTTACTTTACTGCAATTATTAATTTTCTGATACCTAACTAGATAATCTCTGATCTGCTCCGTACTAATTTTCCGAACAGGGTTACTGATGTCTTTCAGGAAATGCTCTACCGTAACTCGATAATACTGAATTGTCCTATCAGAGCACCCTTCCATCTGCTTCGCATTTAGGAATCTGGTAATATACTCATCATTTGAAATATTTTCTCTTTGAGGTTCATTTTCCGATAATTCCTGCACTATAACTTCTTGTAGCTTCTTAAGCTGCTCAATGCTTAAAAACTCCGCCATTGCATTTACAATTCTTACCATCTTTTCTTCCATGTTGATACATTCCTTTCGTACCAACATCCTTCTCCAATAAAATTTATAACCAGTTCCTTTCTATTTCATTTTTTAGTTTACCAAACAAGTCATAAAACGACTCCTTCGTCTGGTGAATAATATCCAAAGCAACCTCTTCATTATATGCATGTGCAACATTATTTCGTGCCTGCAAAGCGTCCAGCCAGCTTTGTTCATCCACAATCATTCCCGCCTTATATGCTGTCTTTAATATGGTTCGTGGTGAACCAGTTGCACTTTCGGCAAATCCTGACTCTGTCAGTTTTTCTTTCATCATTTTCCATGCTTGCTCAAAGCAAATCTCATATAGTCCAACCAATCCTGTCAACTCGACATTGTTATATGGCTCTTCGTAACTATAAATATCTTTGAGATTGCGATAAGCATTACAAAAGTTTTCATATTTTTTCATATAACAAAACTCCCTCTCTTCGTATAGATTCTAGTAGTTCTTTTTGTACTCTCCCATCCAAATTAATGATATCAAATTCCAAAAGTGTAGAAACCTCCTCATCCACCTGTACTGCAAATGCTGAGATATTTCCACCTTCTACGGCTAAATCTATATCACTCGTGCGCTTAAAATCCCCACGAGCTCTAGAACCAAAAAGAATTAGCTTCTTTATATCATTTTTGATAGCAATGGAAATAATATCCTGTTCAATCGAATCATCAATTCCTAAAATTTTCATACTCTCACCTATCCAAAATATTCCTGCATTAAACTATCAAATAATATTTGCATCTCATCAAGTGATTTCTGTACTTCAACCTTTAATTTGTCGACTTGGGTAACAAAGTCGGCAAACTCATCCTGTCTTGATTTTTCAGGTGCTATAACTTTCAATTCACTCAATATTTTAAGATTTATATTCTTCTGTGCTGACTCAGGTGCTTGTGATTCCAAAATTGCCCGAAAAAATGTAAACCAATAATGAATAAATACATTATTGTTATTCTCGTTAGCTTTGAAACCCACAACACTATCTGGAAAACATGCGTCAAAATTCAGAATTGCTGTCTTAGCAATATTCGCTGCAATTGTTATACATAGCGTCCCCTTGCTCCACATCTTATTTTGTTGTAATCCTAACTCAGAGTATGTATTGCTATAAGAATCTATATAAAGACCTGCCGATGCCACCTCTCCAGTTTGTATCAATGGATATGGTCCACCTAATAGCCTTGCATCATTTCTTGGTCTATGCTTTGAAACGCCTCTTCCAAACTCTCCTAACTCTGGTAGTGTCTTCTCTGGCAAATCGAAAGAGTTTGATACTGGGGCCCCAAACATCTCGACAAATCTGGCTTTGATAAGAGTATCAAGTTGTTCTAATTGCTGCTTTCTTAGACCAATAAGTCCTTCTATTTTCTGAAGGGTTTCAACTACAACTTTCTGATTCTTAGAATCAATGACTTTGATTTTGGCTTTAGACAATCCTCGGCGAGTAATCTGTGGCTGTGCTGAACCGCTTATAATATTGGTGTAATCCATTGCTTTACTGCATAAAACAAATAATGAATATTGATGTCTCGTCGAACATCATCCAAGCACATAGCATTTCCCGTCACGTATGCTTTTGGCATAGTTATGTTTACTGTTCCGCAAGTTGCTCCTCGACAGGTAATTGCTACAACCGGATTTTCATAATTATATTCTGAATAATAGCCAATAATTCCATTTGCTCCATATACTGGAAATCCTTCATCAAGTAATTCTGATGTCGGCAATGTCTTCCATTGAGTAGGATGACAAACTTCCGCCAAATAAACTGTTTCTCCCACAAACCCAAATTTATCCATTCAACATCGCCTCCAATTCTTCCATCTCTTTAGCGATTTCTTTATCCAAAGCCTTAATGTTAGCCAGAATCTCTGCTGTTACAGGATACTCAATTTTTTCATATTCTACCTGTTTATACTTGTTGATAGACAAGTCATATCCGTTATCCACGATTTCCTGCTTCGGAACCATAAATGACTGTTCGGTACGTTTTCTATCAATTTCCTGCTCACGATTCTTAAATCTCTCCATGATATCATGGATATCATTTTCAGACACAACAGTTCTCTTATCATCAAGACTGAAGCCATCAGCCTTCATATCATAGAACCACACATTATCCGTTCCACCATGCTCTGTTTTAGTAAATACCAGAATAGCGGTAGATACACCGGCATATGGTTTAACCACACCGGAAGGCATGGAAATAACAGCCTCCAATCTCTGATTCTCTACAATCTCTGTTCTGATATCCTTATGCGCTTTAGAAGATCCAAAAAGCACTCAATCCGGTACGATACAAGCACATCTTCCACCAATCTTTAAGATACGAAGGAACAAGGTAAGGAATAATAATTCCGTTTTCTTTGTCTTACATACCTTAAGCAAATCTCCGGAAACTGACTCTGCATCCAGACTTCCCTTAAAAGGTGGATTGGCGAGTACCAACGAATACTTGTCCTTATCTTGATTTTGATCAGACAGACTGTCTCTATATTCGATAAAAGGATTGTCTATTCCATGCGTCATCATGTTCATGGCACCGATACGAAGCATGGTTCTATCCATGTCATATCCATAAAACATGTGGTTCATATAATGATCTTTTTTCTGCTTATCGAAGAAAATCTCATCCTTCTTATTTTCCTTCAGATATTCGCCGGCAGCAACCAAGAATCCTGATGTACCACAAGCTGGATCTGTTGCCACACCATCGTTGATACAACTGAACCTTTGTACTATTGAACTATATGCACAGGGTGCATTTGAAACCCCTTGAACGATATGCACAGGGTGCATTATTGAACGATTAACTTCTGTGACCATCAAGAGGCCTCCTTTCAAACTTATCGCTTAATAATTTTTATAACTGTTTTTAACGCTTTAGGAGCAAACTTTTTTACAGTAATTCCTAAACCCACTAATCCCACTGTAGCTCCAGCTGTATTTGCGACTTTTTGATGCTTAGGACATAATCCAGTGATATTATTTTTATCAGTTATTGTTCTACCACATACCTTACATTTTTTTAGATTTTCACTCATCACTCTCATCCTCCACGGAAACTACATATATTTCTTGATTGTTATAATCCTTTGTTTCAAGTTCCAATTGTTTCATACTTGATTCAATCGCAGGTTTCAGGTCTTTGGAAAACTTATACCAACAGTCCATATTTTCTTCATTATAAGGGAAGTAATCCTGCATTAGAGTCGCTGCTGATAAACCTTTTCTAGTTATAGGCTGTTCTATAAAATCAAGCATTGTATGATTAAACTGTTGTAAAACTGTTTTTGCTGTTTTGCTCTCACCAAGGTACTCTAAAATTTGCATTCTTACCCCTACATATTTTGTTGCAATCTGTAAGTCATCAGCAATATAGCTCATATATGTATTAATTTGTTTTCCAAAACCTAAGAATGGTATGTTGACTCTTTTGGCAAAGCTGTTTGATGTTGTCTCAATATCTCTATAAACAGAATTTAATGCTGTGCGAATTTTACTATCAGCCTCTTTAAGCATTTGTGCTCTTTCAGTTTCAGAATCTTTAGTAGCAGCCTCAAGTACAAGTGAACGAGCATCTAAAAATGGTACAATGATATCTCTGTCACGATCCCTTTCTATCTGATATGTTTGAAACTCTTCTATATCAGATAATTTGGCATAAATTTGTCTCATCTGTAATTGATTTCCTATGCTACGCATAGTTTCGATATTTGCAGGACTATTAAGAACTTTTTTCAAAGTAATATCTTTTACCCTAACTCCATTCTCATCAAGTATTACAGCTCTCATATTGCCATCTACTTGTTTTGATTCGCCAACAGAATATAAACCTTTCTTTAATTTACTTCTAACATCTGATGGTAAACTATCGAAATCTGGTAACAATGTAACATTTCCTCTCATTACGATTTCAGCCTGGTTAATTGATTCACCTATTATGCTCAAATCTGAAATAGGCAAGTCCATTACTACTTGTGACCCATCTGACTCACGAATGGATAGAGACATTTCTTGAACATACCCATCAAAGAAATTACTCATTGCTGATATATTTCTGCCATATATGTCTGCATCAGTTTTAAATATGACAAGTGGCTTTTTTTTGCAATACGCCTCGTGTGACACTTCTAATATTTCTGTTTCATGGGCATTTACACTATCATTCTTTGTAGTGTCTAGTTCACTTTGTTCTTTCAAAATTGACCCTCCTTACTTATACTATTAGTTCTCTCGGCCAATTTTAGCCAATGTTTCAAGCATACGCTTGCCAATAGCCTCTGGGTCATAATTTTCTGCTGCACAGATTAAACGCAGACCATCGGAGTTAAGCACTCTACCATATAGCTTATCTTCTTTATATTTTTGGAATTCTTCATATTCCTTATTGGTTATCTGTTTCATCT